CGGAAGAGATTTGTCATCCTGAAGATACTTTGCCTGCCTTTCGCTTTCTTCCTTTTCGACGATTTCGTTTAAGCTCTCGTCTTTAGGCCCGGACAGTTTCTTCTCAAGGTTTTTAAGGTTCTGGCTCAGTATTTCGTTCTCCTTGCGCAGTTCCTCAATCTCTCTCGGAGTCTTATCCTTAATCTGCTTTAACTCGTTAGAGATTTCATCAATGCGTTTCTGAGACTCATCCTTAATCCTCTTGATTTTCTCTTCAGAGGTTCCTTTCTCTTCCTCTTCCTTGCGTTGTTTTTCAAGCAGTTCAGTCTTGCGCTTCTTCTCCGCCTCGTCCTTTATCTCTTCGTCCTTCTTGGCTAAGAGTTCAGCGTCCTTCTTTGCCTGTGCCTCGGCAGCAATTCTTGCGTCTTCGGTTTTTTTCTTATCCTCGGCAAGTTTATCCTGCTGGTCTTTAGGCAAAGTTTTCTCCCGCTCTGCTTTTTCCTTATCCACTAACCCTGCAAGGTCTTTTTTGACGTCTTCCACTTTTAATTCGGGCATTTTAGCCTCCCCAAGTTATGTAACCAGGACACTTTTAGCAGTCCAGCGCATTTTTGAAACCATCGCTATTCTGTGGCAAGCGAAGCAGCCGTTAAAATAAAAGCCCACACCAAGATTTCTCTTGATATGGGCTTCAGTGAGCCTCTGTTTTGTTTAGGCGTTCAAGGACGCTCTAATTAGTCAAACAATTTACTTCACTTAAACTTTGTCCCTTCCAATAATTATAATCTATAGGAACTTTGAATATATTTATTTTTTTGCATTTTGGACATTTTACTTCTATTTTTACAGATTCTTTTTGTTCGCTTAATTTCAATAACAACCTATGACAAAACTTACAACGATAATCTCGCATTATTCTATCTTCTTCGGCCTCCCCATCTTCTTCTTCGATTCTTCCACCTTTGGTGCTTCGGCCTTCGGTGCGCTATCCCTTGCCTCTAAATCCGCCTTGACTCTATTTATCTCTAATTCCCTTGCCTTGCGTTTCTTTTCCGCCTCGACTACCTGTGCCTTGCTCATATGTCCGTAATCAGGATTATACGGCGCACGCTTCTCCGGAGGAATATAAACATTCTTTTTCTTTGTAGTAACTCCGCCTTTATCTGCCATCGTGTTCTCCTTTCAGTTCGTTAAGCCGGTTAGTTAATTCTTCGATATTCTTATCTATGGTCTTCTTGCAGGCAAGCATAGCATAAGCGTCTTCCCATTGTTTGCCGGATACATAATCATTTACCTTGCCCTGCAAGTATTCTTTTCGCTTCTCTAAAACTTTCAGGTATTGCCGCCAGCCGTCAGAAGCGACTAATGTAAGGAGTTCGCTGTATTCTGTGTAATCTTCATTGTGGATCATTTGCGCCTCCCGGTAATTCCTGTCCTGCTATTGGGGGTTGCCCTACTGGTGCGTTCATAGGTTGAACAGGTGCTCCACCCCCCTGTACGCCACTCGGTACTCCGCCTCCCGCCCCCTGTGGATTTTCCATAATCATCCTCTGCGCTATCTGATTTGCAATCTGCTCACGATGGGCATTCTGCTTAAATTTCACAACATTGATTTTGGTTTTGAAGAGATGTGCGTCAAAGTTCGGCCTATATTCCTCATCCAACTGGTCATACTTCTCTAATCTCTGCTTTTCGTGTCCTTCCAAATGCTGCATAGACAACGGAGTTTCGCCTTCAGGCGGATCAAACTCTTCTCCGTTCATAAACCTTGTCCATTCATTATCCAGCTCATCCACATTAAACTTCTGCTTCGGCTTCTCGCCAAGATACCTACGGACATCACTGTCAGTAAATTCAATCAGCTCTTTAATCGTATCGGAACAAAGTTCATAATTTCCTGATGGATTGATCTGCGGATTGAGCCATATCATCTGCTGAGCAAGATTAAATAACATCATCCTGACCTGCTTATGGTATGCCTTACTTCCGGCAACAGTATCCGGGGTCATCATAACATTGGTATCGCCGCGAAGCGTGTCTATGGATAGGTTCTTAAATAACTGTTTGCCGTCCTCGCCAAGTATGCGTTCTGCAAGGTTCTTTGGCGGATAGTCTTGATACAGTTCAAACCACATCCCTATCGCCTCGCAGATATCCTCAATTATCCGTGATACCCAAAGCCCGAAGCGTGTCTCGGATTGCTTGTCTACGAGCATATCCTGGCCGAGCGTTTTGTTCCTCTGCTGGCCCACCGCAAAGTAACTTGCCGCACCTGTAAGGCGTTCCAATACCTCAAACAGTATTCTTATGTCGCTCTCGGCCCAGGCCATACTGCGCTGTCTATTAGGCCAATAAACACTATCCGAAGCCTTCGGGCCAGATACAGGATAACTCACACCGGGTATCAGTTTATAACTTCCCTTTGTATATCCCTCATCCGGCACATGAAACCCTGTCGGGCAATTCTCCACATACTGAAAATCGCTCTTCTGATTGAATACATTATTGAAAGCATTGATAATCGGAGCGACTACTTCCATAAGTGAATTACCCCTGATCTGCCCGGGTTCTTTGTGTAATGCGCTTCCTGCGAATGGGATTTTGCCGGAGCGGTTAATCTTGCGCAGAGGTTTTCCGCTCAATAACTCATCATTGACTAGGTCAGCTATGAAACGGTATTTCTCTGTTTTGCCGTCTTTTGTATACATCCCATACCATTCATACAGGTCTATCGACAACCGGCGCACATCAAGGTCGGTCATTGTATCAGCCGATATACCCTGATTTTCCGCTTTCTCTGCCGCCAACTTCCTCTCTTTTGTTTTGAAGGCATGATTATGCAACTTTTTCTTGTAATCTTCCTTATTGGCTGGCTTAAATACCTTCCTGTCTATATAATCCAGCACATTCTCGCCGTCCAAGTGAAGTATCTCAATAAAGAATGGAAGTTCCTGGATGTTCTTGCCATATTCGGGAATGAGTATATCATCAATGTCAGGGATGTTTTCAATCACACCCTTAACCATCTTTACTTTATCGGTCTTTATCTCCCACTTGTAAGTATTGCCTTTTTTGTTCTTTACAGGTATGCGCTTATCAACCCACTCTTCCCAAGTCTTGCGGTAAATCTTAAAGTATGACGACCCTACAACTATTCGGTTGTGGACAAACCCGTCCATCTCCGGGTGTGCATTACACTCTTGCTTGCCCATTCCCCACTTGGTAAATGCCGCCTGATTATTCCTATTGTCTAATTCGCTTGTGCGAGTAGGTATGAAGTTAATTGAGTCGGGATTCCAACAGGTAGCAAGTAATACGGCTTGGTAACTATCGGCAACAGCCCGAGCTAATCCTAAGTTCCTATCCGACATCCACGCCTCTTTCTGCAACCCCTCAAGTTCTGATGGCTTAGCCATATGGTAGTGCTTGAGGTCGAGTTCCTTCTGCTTGACATAATCCTCTTGGATGTCTTCGGCGAAGTCAACATCGTCTTGGATGATTTTTATGATTGACTTGCGCTCTTCTGCGGTGAAGGCGTCTGAACGCAACTCTTCCTTGATTACTTCAACCGTCTTTGTCTCTGTCTTTATCTCGGCTGGTTCTTTTTTGAGGTCGTCTTTAGGCATTTATTCCTTTAATTGGTCGGCGATTTTTTTTGTTCAGGATAGGGATTACGCTTTGAGTTGCCCCTAATCCTATCCAGAGGATTTCAGGTTATCAGCCAACCGCCGTAGCCCTCTGGACATTGCACTGCTCATTGTATTCCCTTCTTTCTTGCCAACTCCGCCACATCAAACAGCTTATTCTCCAGCTCCGCCACCTTCGGGTCTTTATCCAAGTACCTATCCCTTGCGGCTCGCTTGCGCCTGTCTAATTCCTTTTCTATCTTTTTGTAGTTAGGCATTAGATATAACCTTTTTTCTTGAGCTTTGCCATCGTGCCGTAAATATATCTATCTGCCCTCTTACCCTTAAATCCTTTTTTCTTTGCCTGGCGTTTCAGCTTGCGCTCAAGTTTTAGCGGCATTGTTCATCACCTTTGCATGAACCCAACGCTCGGAAATTTTTAGGTATGTCTTCCCCTCATACTCAAACTTAACGCCCTCATAATATCCGCCGGATGAACGGTAGTTCTCCCACACAACTATATCACCCACCCTTAAATCCCTTATGTAGCGGTATCTGGGCCCGATTGATATGACCTCGCCGAAGATAGGCAAGTGATAATTCCTGACCTCCGGGGCATTCTGGGGCAGGATAATACTGCCTACTTGTTCGGTGTCAAGAAAGAGGGGCTTGACGATTATGGTAGAGCCGAGGGCTTGGAGAGTCATCTCCATATTCTCCAGATATAATGCATCATTTCATTCCTCCAATAGAAACAAAGTTTTTCAAATTTAGGGCTATACAAATTTGATGGTGCCTTCCAATTATCTCTTTTTATTCTTTTCTTAAAAATCATCTCCTGCCTCTCCCGAAGTTCAATATTCCGTGCTTGGCTGGAATAATCTTGTTCTTCTGGTTATCCAACTGGTTCAACATACAATGTATCCTGTAAGTCAGCTCGGTCAATGCTATGCCTAATGCGCTGCGCTTGGCGTCAGGGTTAATGAATGTCGCTAACTTTAACGGCGATTGTTCATTCTTGGCTACGCAGCAAACAGTCTCGGTCAACTCAATAAACATAAGCGGTTCTTTCTGGTATCGCTCCAGCCGTTCCTGCGCTAACTGCTCCGGTGTTTTAGGTGTTTCGGGTTGACCGTTGTCGGACATTATTGCTCCTTTGTGTTTTTAATAACCGAAAT